AAGCCGCTGCCCAAAAGGCAGGCAAGACATTTAATACTGATGGTGAGTATCGCTTGTGGTACGCAATTACCACCCAAGCAAACGCCGCAACACGAAAAGCGGACAAGAAGCAAGGTGTGGCGGAAGGCATGTTGGACAATCCTGGCCAAGAAGACAACCCAGTAGCCGGTGCTATCATTCGTCGTATTTTAATGCAACGCTTAGACCTGCTGAGCAAGTACGGCCCAGAAAAAGTTGGCCAGGCAGTAGATGAAGTTGCTGACTTTGTGGGCGATACGGATGAAATTGGCAGCAGTGATGTAAGTGGTTGGGTACGTCAAGTTGAACAAATATTGGGCAATATGGGCGGCCAAGGTGTGGAGGAAGGCTCACAGAGAGTTGATTCACTGGTCACTGACGCACTAAAAATAATGCGTGGTCCAGAAGTAAGTGATGCTGTGGCTGCACTAAAAACTGTGCTGGGCGATAGAGAATTTAATGGTCGTCGTGGTCATTACAATTTCTATATTAAACAAATGATTGATATGTATGGTCAGCAAGGGCTGGCGGAAAGCCAATTAGACGAGCTCAGTTTCAAAGACATTCAAAAAGGCGCCAATAAGTTTGCTAAAGGCGCTAATAAATTTACAAAAAATGTAGCAGATACAGGCGCCGCTGTGGGCAACGCCGCTGGAGCATTAGGTGGTGCAATCAAGCAGGTAGGCAAAACTGTCATTGCTGACCCAGTGGCTGCAACATACAATGCCACAAAGTCAGGACTGAGCAAAGCGTCCAATGTTGCTGCAAACACATATGGTGATCTAAAAAAAGGTGTGCAAACTGTTGGCAAAGCTGGACAAACCGTTGGTTCTGATATTGGAGCAGCAGGCACAGAAGTTGGCAAAGGCATACAAAGTGTAGGCCGCGGAGTTGCTAATGTCGCAGGTGGTACTACTGGTGCATTAGGTTCTGTTGTTGGTGGTGCAACTACTGGTCTAGGTCGTGCAGCAGCTCGCGGGTTCAATACCGGAGTACAAAATGTAGGCGGTGATGCCATTGACAAAATGCAAACCAACATAATGACTCCCAAAGTTGCTGACATACAGAAACAAATTGCTACCAAGCAAGATGAAATCAAAGCTTTGCAAGCAACACTGGCTGGTGAACAATCTGCTGACACCACAGGAGGCAAAGCTGGTATCCAAACAGGTGCTACTGCCCTGATTGATCCTGACACCGAGCTGCCTTATGAAAAAGACAAGCTGGCATCCTTGTACGGGTACAAAGAACCCGAAGCAGCAGCCGCGGACAATACTACGCCACAAGCTACTGCACCAGTAGGATTTAACGCATCCAATCTGTCAAATTTACCTGGCATGGAAAAATATGCCAAACCGGCACCAGCACCAAAGACGCCAAATTTTGCTGGCCCACAAGGTTACGCAAAAACTACCTACAGTGTCAAGCCACCTGCTGCACCAAGTTCACCTGCACTGGCAGCGCCTGGTGTACCCAAAGTACCTCGTGTGACTGCTGGCGGCCCAACGCCTGCTGAAAAAGCCAATCTTGACAAGCGCATAGCGGCAGCGGCTCCAGCTGTAGCAGAGACACTGGAACAGATTGACCGCATGTTAGAAAGTGTCAACAGCAAGAAAAGTGCTGAAATGGTCAAGGCCTATGTGGATCAACGATTTACGGAACTGGGCCTGCGCAATACTACTGAGTGCCGCAACATCATGGCACGTGTGGTACAAGAATCGGCTATTCGTCGCAGACAATATGCAAAGAGGCTAGCAAACTAATCACCTTAGGACCGGTACTTGTTACCGTGGTGTGCCCGGCTGCTGGGCAGAGTAATCCGATTCGCTACCGGAACCTTTAAAGTGAGCACTATCAACTCTTAGATAAATTTATACATGATATTGGAATTTATCTTTCCTGATGAACGCATTGAAGTACATGTTGACCTGTTGGACAATCCTGGTGTTGCACACTGGGCAGACAAATTTTTAAACTGCAACTACACAACCTCTGTACTGAGTCATGATCACTTGTGGGTGTGTGCTATGGACCAACACAGTTTTGATCATTCACATACTCGATGTCAGCAATTAATCAGTCAATTAGCACAACTTGGGGTAGTGTATCAAGGACCTGATATTGGCACCGTAGATCACCACAATTTGAATCATGTTCATAGATTTTTCACTCACAATCAACAACGCTGCAACATTATTGCTGCATTGCATCGTCGAGGCAAAAACGTAGAATTTGACAACGATCTTGACTACCACACAGCAATGCCCATGTTGGATGAACTCAATTTGCATGTGCACGAACTTGAACGCTACATTGCTCGAGGTCCTGATGACATGCTAGTTGATCAAATTGAAGAAATAAAACTATATCAACCTGCTCATTATAATTCAAATGTTTGGTGCTCACTAGCTGACTATCAGCAGTACCACAGTGATCAACACTATGATATCATACTAGGATCTGAAATACTGGGCAAGACTCTATTGCAAAGTTATTTGGATCAAGACGATCCCAGGGACTGGGACACATCAGGACACTATGCATCAGCTGGCGGCCTGCAAATAACCTACTTGCCTACTCGTCAGCAAATCTATCAAAGCGACAGTTTTAAAAACTGGCTTTACAAATACAATGCTGATCCCAATGGGCTAAAGTATGACTTTCCCATTGGCAACATACAAAACAGAGATACAGGACCATTTCAACAGGTCCTAGCTCAATTAGATCGACACAAATTTGACAATGTGTCAGTGATTTATCGAAAGAACACATGAAATACTACTGTGCTGATCAGTTCAAAACCATGCATATACGCAGTACCAACTCAGGGCAAGTGCTTGTGAGTCCATGTTGTGCAGCACAAACACAACCTGTGATAGCTGACAAATTTGATTTTGCTACCAACGAGTTCTTACAACAAACAAGACAGCATACTATAGACAATAAGCCCGCGCCTGCTTGCAGCAACTGTTGGCGACAAGAAGCACAAAATCCTCCTAGTCGTAGATTTTTTAGCAATCAGAATCACAATCAAGATATTCGTGTTGAACTCAATCGCATTGATGTGACCACACAAAATGTATGCAATCTGGCCTGTATCATGTGCAGTAGCTACAGCAGTAGCACCTGGGCACGGGAAGAAGGCTTAACTGATCAAGACTACAGCTTTGAAGACAAGTTGCAATTGTTTCGCAGATTGGATTTTTCTCATGTGTATCAAATGCATTTCACTGGGGGTGAGCCACTAATGAGTACCGAGCATCTCAAAATGCTGGGCATCTATGCAGAATCTTCACCACTGAGTCAACTGCATATCAGCTACAACACCAATGGCACATTCTTTCCTGATCAACGGGTGTTGGATACCTGGAGTCAGGTCAAGGCCATAGACCTTGTGATCAGTTTGGACGCCACTGGTGCTGCATGCGAGCTCATACGTTGGCCTGCCAAGTGGGAACAAATTGCTGCCAACATTGCTAAATTCTTTGAGTTACGATCTCAAATGCCGCATCTAAAGATTGGATTTATCAGTTGTGCCAGCAACTACAACCTGTTTGAGTTAGCAGATGTCATAGACTTTGTACACAGTCATGATCCTGAACTCACAGTGCATTTTCAAGTAAACCACAAACCATACTTTGCACCAGCCTTGATCCCGTTGGAAATGCTAGAGCCAGTAATGTCCCGTTTGAGTGCATACCCAGAATTAGAGAACCTGCTGCCCACAGTGCAGTCTCAGTTGGACCATGCTCGTTATCGCAAGGAGATGATAACCTATCATCGGCTAATGACAGAAATGGAAACCAAGCGTGGCACAGATTGGCGATCAGTGTTGCAAATTGGCAAGTACATGAGTTGATTTTGTTCCCTGTAACTGTTACAATAGCAGTTCACAAGGAGTATTCTATGGAAGCAAAAACATTCAACGGTGATCAAAAGATCAAGTTGATTCAAATTATCAACGAAGGCATGCAAGTGACTCAAGAAATTGAAACACTCACAGGTGGACTCAATGACACTATCAAGGCCATTGCTGAAGAACTTGAAATCAAGCCTGGCGTGTTGAAAAAAGCCATCAAGCTGGCACACAAGGCTGAATTTGGCAAAGCCAAACAAGACCACGAACTGCTGGAAACAATTTTGGAAACCGTTGGCAAAACTCTATAAGTACTGTTTTACACAGCGAGTCGCTCACGTTACGAGCATGAATCACGGCTTACCGGCCACAATCGGAGAACAATGAGTTATATTGACGCACTATTTGATCGTGAACACGATCGCATCCACACAGTAGAACGCCGCGATGGCAAGAGAGTCTATCGCGAATTTCCAGCCAACTATGTGTTCTACTACAACGACCCACGTGGCAAGTTTCGCAGTATCTATGACACTCCGGTGAGTAGATTCAGCACTCGAAACAACAAGGAATTTCGCAAGGAAGTTCGCATACACTCGGGCAAACAACTGTATGAGTCTGACATCAATCCTATCTTTAGATGCTTGGAAGAGAACTACAAGGATCAAGATGCCCCTGAACTGCACACAGCTTTTTTCGACATTGAAGTAGACTTTCACAAGGACAAGGGATTCTCACCAGTGGAGGATCCGTTCAACGCCGTCACTGCTATATCTGTGTATCTCAACTGGCTGGATCAACTGGTCACCTTGGCTGTTCCTCCAAGACACATGAGTATGGAAACTGCTCGTGAATTGGTAGCAGACTTTGACAACACGTTCTTGTTTGAAAAAGAAGAGGACATGTTGAAAATGTTCTTGGACTTGATTGACGATGCTGATGTATTGTCAGGTTGGAACTCAGAAGGCTATGACATACCTTACACAGTGAACCGTATCACTCGTGTGCTCAGCAAGGACGATACTCGCAAGTTTTGCTTGTGGGGGCAAATGCCCAAGAAGCGTATGTTTGAACGTTTTGGCGCTGAACAAGAGACTTATGATCTTGTGGGTCGTGTGCATATGGACTATATGCAACTGTATCGCAAATACACCTACGAAGAACGACACAGCTACAGTCTGGATGCCATTGCTGAACACGAACTAGGTGATCGTAAAACACAGTTTGAAGGCACCTTGGATCAACTGTACAATCAACACTTTCGCAAGTTTATTGAATACAACCGTCAGGATACTGCACTGTTGGATCGCCTGGACAAAAAGCTGAGATTCCTGGAACTGGCCAGCGAACTGGCACATGCCAACACTGTGCTGTTGCAGACCACCATGGGCGCTGTGGCAGTGACTGAACAGGCCATCATCAACGAAGCTCACGAGCGTGGCATGGTTGTACCCAATCGACAACAACGCAACGACAGTGCAGACAATCAAGCCGCTGGTGCTTATGTTGCGTATCCACGCAAGGGCTTGCATGAGTGGGTGGGCTCTGTGGACATCAACAGCTTGTATCCATCAGCTATTCGTGCCATGAACATGGGACCAGAAACAGTAGTAGGACAATTGCGTCCTATCATGACTGATCACTACATCAAGGCACAGTTGGCCAAGAACGGTGGCAAGTTTGCTGATGCGTGGGAAAACATGTTTGGCAGTCTTGAATACACTGCTGTGATGAACACAGAAGTAGGTACAGAGATTACCATTGACTGGCAAGACGGTACAGAAAGCACACACTCGGCTGCTGAGATCTGGAAAATTATATTTGATAGTCACCGGCCCTGGATTCTCACTGCTAACGGAACCATTCTTACCTACGAGAAGAAAGGTATCATTCCCGGCTTGCTGGAACGCTGGTACTCAGAGCGCAAAGAAATGCAGGCCAAGAAAAAATTGGCCACCGATCCCAAGGACATTGCATTCTGGGACAAGCGTCAATTGGTCAAGAAGATTAACTTGAACAGTTTGTATGGTGCTATTTTGAATCCAGGTTGCAGGTTCTTTGACAAGCGTATCGGACAGAGTACTACACTTACGGGTCGTGCTATTGCCAAACACATGGATTCTTACATCAATGAATGTGTTACAGGAGAGTATGATCACGTAGGCGAAGCAATAATCTACGGTGACACTGATTCGTGTTATTTCAGTGCATGGCCCATGCTCAAAAAAGAAGTTGAAGCTGGTCGCACAGAGTGGTCAAAAGAAACTTGCATTGCACTATATGATGACCTAGCTGAACAGGTCAATGCTAGTTTCCCAGGCTTTATGGAACAGGCGTTTCATTGTCCCAGAGAGATGGGCGAGCTGATCAAGTGTGGTCGAGAAACTGTAGCAGATCGTGGTTTGTTTATTACCAAGAAGCGATATGCTGTCAACGCTATCGACATTGAAAACAAACGCCTGGACGTAGACGGCAAGATTGGCAAGACCAAAGCCACAGGCCTGGACTTGAAGCGCAGTGATACGCCCAAGGTAATTCAAGAGTTCTTGTTGGAAATTCTCAACAAGCTGTTGGCTGGTGCTCAGCGTGATGAATTGATTGAACACATTCGCGCATTCAAGTATGAGTTCATGGAACGTCCAGGGTGGGAGAAGGGCAGTCCCAAGCGTGTGAACAACTTGACCAAGTATGCGGCAGAAGAAGCCCGACTGGGCAAAGCCAACATGCCCGGGCATGTGCGGGCTGCTATCAACTGGAACAACATGCGAAAAATGAACGGTGACAACTATTCAATGCAGATTGTAGACGGCATGAAAACCATTGTGTGCAAGCTGAAGTCAAATGCGCTGGGCTGGACCAGCATAGGCTATCCCACAGATGAACAACGATTGCCCACTTGGTTTACTGAGCTTCCGTTTGATGACGGACTGATGGAAGCAACTGTTGTGGACCAAAAGGTTGACAACTTGCTAGGTGTGTTGGACTGGGACTTGGCGTCAGCAACCAACACAGAAAATACTTTTACCAGTTTGTTTGATTTTGAATGAAACTCAGCAGCATTGTACACTATCGTAATCAATTGGACACAGTGAGCGTACAGCAGACCTGTGATCAAACTGATCACGAGCTGGCCGCAATCAATCACATTGTGTCCAGTCAAGAGCATGATGTAGGATTCTATAAAGCCCGTATTGCCAAGCGTTTGAGTTCGGTGCACGAATCGTTTGACCAACTGATTCGAGTATTTGATGGTTTAAAAACTGATCTAGATACAGCTATACAAAAACATCAGGCAGCGTACTACGAGGAAAGCACTAGAATGTACAAGCAGGAAATGTGCCACGAAACAACCGAGCACATTTTGAGTCGGCAACTGGCAATCGATGATGACAGCAACTTGTTGTTGCGTACCAGACTTCGCAACTACACTGATTGGCGTGTTCCTGGTATGATTATTCGTCCTGCTCGAGAATCATTTATTGAAGAAATGGTTCCGTTAGATCCACTGTATGTTGTGGACCAATCGCAAGAACTGATAGATCCTGCAGTATTTCAATTCAATGAAACGTACCGTGCTCGTTTGAGACAGTATGTGATCAACGAAGATCATGAACAAATATTAGGCAGCTTGCCTAACGATCAGTTTGGATTGATATTTGCCTATAACTATTTCAATTTCAAACCCATGGAATTGATCCGCCAGTACCTGACAGAAGCATACCAAAAACTGCGTTATGGTGGTACCATAGTCATGACCTACAATAACTGTGATCGGGCACACGGAGTAGAGTTAGCAGAACGAAACTTCATGTGCTACACTCCCGGATCAGAAATTGTAAAAATTGCCGAATCTGCAGGATTTGATGTGACTTATCAACACACAGGTCTAGCAGATTTGTCCTGGATAGAACTGCAACGTCCTGGCGAAATTGTGTCCCTGAGAGGCGGACAAACTCTAGCCAGAATCGTTGCAAGATCTAAATAAACCCTGTATACTTAAACATTAGGAGAAACTTATGAGAGACTGTCTATTAGACTTAGTAGAACACACTTTTGATCTTGGTTGTATTGACCTTGTGAAAATTGTTGGTGACGACAAAACTACTCAAATCAGCGGCCTGGCCGAGGACTTGAGCGTGGTTGTGCAAGGCAACTACCACAATCCTGTGGCTGACTTTGTGGGCACATTTGGAATGCCCAATCTTGCCAAACTCAAGACTCTGTTGAATCTACAAGAATACCGCGAGGATGCCAAGTTGACTATTACTCGACGCACACCCGAAGAGCCTGATGGCATCAACTTTGAAAACAAACACGGTGACTTCAAGAACAACTATAGATTCATGGCATCAGGTATTGTGAGCGAGAAACTCAAAACTGCCAAGATGAAACCAGTGAACTGGCACATTGAATTTGAGCCAACCAATGCCAGCATTCAGCGACTGAAGTGGCAAATGAGCGCCAACGTTGAAGAACCCAATTTTCAGGTCAAAACCGAAGGCAGCGATCTCAAGTTTTACTTTGGCGATCACAGCACTCACGCTGGTAACTTTGTGTTTCAAGGCAATGTAACAGGGCAACTCAAACGTGCCTGGAGCTATCCAGCCAAGCAGTTTGCCAGCATTATGGACTTGACTGGAGACAAAGTCGTGCGCATCTCTGATGACGGTGCTGCACAGATCACTGTGGACTCGGGTGTTGCAGTGTACAACTACATCCTTCCAGCACAAAGCAAGTAATGACTGAACCTGTTGTTCAAGACAATCTCACAGCCAAGCAGTCAGACTATGCTGTTTTTCTGCCGGCTATTTCAGGCTTCTATGCCACATTCATAGGCAAGCAAAGGAACGAACCGTATGTCGATCCGTTACGATTTCCTGCGAATCTTAAGGATATGGAGCAGCTTAACTGGCTTAACTCTACCAAAGCTCTTTTCCCGTATCGTTGGAGCTTGTATTCAGGAGGTCACGCAAACCTTGATCTTACAAAACAAGCCTGGAGCGAAGACATGGTACGCAGCCGAGAGTCTGGATCGTTTATACTTGGAGACTCGGGCGGATTTCAAATTGCAAAAGGTCTTTGGGAAGGTGATTGGAAAGCCAACTCAGGTTGCGCCAAGGCTCAAAAAAAACGTGAGTTGATCTTGAACTGGTTAGACAATGTTGCTGACTACGGAATGATTCTTGATATTCCAACTTGGGTTATTCATGACAAGAAAGCATCAGAAGCCTGTCAGATCACTACACTGCAAGAAGCTGTGGATGCTACCAAGTTCAACAACGAGTACTTCATGCGTCATCGAAAAGGTGTGAAGAATGGTGGTGCTAGATTCTTGAACGTGTTGCAAGGCGACAATCATACCAGTGCCGATGCATGGTATGATACCATGAAGGAATACTGCGATCCTGCAAAGTATCCAGACACACACTTTGATGGTTGGAGCATGGGTGGCCAGAACATGTGTGATGTGCATTTGGTGTTGCGACGACTGGTAGCATTGCGATATGATAACTTGTTGCAACCTGGAGTTCATGACTGGATGCACTTCTTGGGCACATCAAAACTGGAGTGGGCAGTACTACTCACAGTTATTCAACGAGCAGTGAGAAAATATGTCAACCCTGATTTTACTATTAGTTTTGATTGCGCTAGTCCATTCCTTGCAACGGCGAACGGGCAAGTCTATTTTGAAAACGTGTTTGAGCACGATTCTAAGTGGTCGTACAGAATGGCGCCGTCAGCAGACGACAAAAAGTACAGCACAGACACCCGCAAGTGGTCAGACGGAGTAGTTGCCGACGGTGTCTATCCGCGGTGGGAAGACTCGCCAATCAGCAACATGCTGAAGATGAAAGACATCTGTATCTACAAACCGGGTGTTGCCAAACCTGGCGTCACACTTACACCAGAAAACTTTCAAGATCCTAGTTTGTATGATGTGTTGCCTGATCAAAACAAAAATGGCAAGTGGGGCAAGACTTCTTGGGACAGTTTCAGTTATGCATTGCTGATGGGTCACAATGTTTGGATGCACTTGACTGCGGTGCAAGAAGCCAACCGACGCTTTGATGCAGGCGAACATCCTGCCATGATGCAACGTGATGGTGGCGATTATGCCAAGTTTGAACACATCGTGGAAGCTATCTTTGCAGCACCAGACCGAGCCAGTGCAGAAGCCATAATTGAACACTATGACACATACTGGATGGAGATTGTGGGCACACGTGGATTCAAAGGCAAAAAAACCAAAAACGCACGTACTCAGTTCAACGCATTGTTTGATTTCGAAGAACCTGAGGTTGATCAACAAACCGACGACAGTGTACAATTAGACAACAACAAACTTGATCAACTGGAACAGGACCAAACATGATTCGTGAAGGCCATGACAATGTCAATTTCTTCTTTGGTAAAGAAGTTGAAAAGACTCCAGCATTTGGAAAACAAACAATATTTGTAGTTGGCATACAACCTGTGGACGAGATTGTGTATCATTTTGACCAACATCCAAGCGGAGTAGAACACATATTTTTTGGTGCCAACCACAGTTTCTATCCACAAACGCCCACTGAGTGGGATCGGTGGTCCGCCATGATTGTACACTTTTTGAAACTGGGTTATGTATGCAGCCTGGACATTCCCGTGACACATGTGGAAGATTTCAATGACACTTGTTTGTGCGAGTATCGCAACTTCATCCCACAAATTCGCATCAGTGTTCCTTATGTGAAGTTGTGGAACTACAACACCATGATCAAGATTGATGACAACGATTTTGACGCAACCAATCCTGGCGTTTGGACACACAGCTTGCACAGCCTAATGTCAAGACGAACATTCACAGACTGGGATCAGTACAACGAGGACTCAACATTATGAATCAACAACAACGAGAAACAGTAGAACGCATTATGACCGCTGCTGAACGCAAGATCTGGGTCACGTTTCGCAAGGAAGGCATTCACTGCTATCCTGCCGCAGCCACTGATCCTGCATTGGCCACAGGCGATGACATGGATGTGAGCTTTTTAGGTACACCACATCGACATATCTTTCACTTCAGAGTGTGGATTGATGTGATACACAATGACCGAGACATTGAGTTTATACAGTTCAAACGCTGGTTGGAAAAACTCTATGCCACAGGCACCCTGGCTCTTGACTTCAAGAGCTGCGAAATGATGAGCGACGATTTGTACATGCAAATCGCACAAAAATATCCAGACCGTGCAGTCTGGATTGAAGTGTCCGAAGATGGTGAAAACGGCGCACTGATCAAGTATGAAACTCACCGCCCCCAACTCAGTGTTAATATTTAAGGAAGTATCATGGCCAAGCCACAATTGAAATCTAATCCCCGTGTGAACGAACTGTTTGAAGATCTGGAAAAACTCTATGAGTTCTGCCAGGACTACGGCTATCGTTACAACGAGGCCGATCTCTACAACTTCAAGAGCTATGCATGGCAGCAGTTCAACAAGTACTCACAAGGCAAAAATGCCAAGAACATGTGGGACGAGGACACACGCCGCTTTGCTGGTTATCGGACACAATAATGATACATGTGTTGTTTGTTCCAGGCATGTTTGGTTCTACTATTGAATTTGTGCTACGGTCGTATACTCAAGAATATACGCAGTTAGATACACAAATAGAGTCTGATGGATCCATGCATTCCTTTAAGAAACAAGCACATTTTCTTAACACCAAATCTATCTCTGAGTTCTTTACAGATCATCAGAAAGATACAATTACAACCCCTATCTATCCGTTTAATGAACAACATCTTCCTGAAATTATAAATCTGCTGGACCAATATATTGACCCATTAGATTCATGTGTGCTAGTGTATGCTAACAGTTTGGAAGATGCTGAATTAAACATGTTATTTCAGTATCACAAGATTGCATTTGGTACCAAGATTAAAATTGGCCTAACAATTTTTTGCGGAAGCAATGAACACAACATTGTAAATTGGAATACAGAATATACCCATTGGAGCCAGATGCAACTCTGGGAACTACGGGAATGGATTAGTTTATTTTATGTTGACTGGTGCAGAGAGTGGCAAGATTCTTACTATCAGACAACAAGCAAGTTCGCTAAAATCAAAAATACAGACATTCTTAGCAATCCATACTCTACCTTTGCTAGCATTATACAACATTGTGGTCTTACTGAAAAACCGGGATTACTAGAATTTGCAAGCAATTGGAAACAAGCACAACAGTATATTGTTGATGAGTACCAATTGCTAGGAGAAATTGTAGATTGCTCTATAACTAATCAAAGTTTATCCTGGGAACCGATAAACATTGTTGCTGAGGCCATTGTGCAGCAACGTTTACGATCCAAAGGATATGAAATAAGATGTGATGGTCTAAATACACTTCCCACAGATTCCAAAACACTTTACAACTTACTTGAGAAAGTATAAAATTATGAGTGCAGCAAGAAAAAGACCAAACAGATTTTGGACAAGATCAAGGCACAATATGTTGCCAAAGCCAAAGGACTATTAGACAAATGAGAAAACTATTTTACATGGGCCTAGAAGCCTATCAAGAACGTTACACACTGCAACTCACTGAGTGGAATCGGCGTGTGTTTGATCAACGTGGACTGGATGTGGTTTATGTACCAGGCACCACCATTGACAACACACAAAGCATCAGCGTAGGACAAGTGCTGGATGCACACGGACGCAGTTACTTTGCCATGAGCCAAATGATGAATCTGGTTCAGTTGATGAAGAACGGCACAGTCACTGGTGCGGACGTGATCTACTTTGAAGACATGTTCCAACCTGGTTTTGAAAGCCTGGGCTACATCATCAATCAAATTCCTCGTGAACAAGTGCCCCGCATCTATGTACGTTGTTTGGCACAGGCCATTGACCCTGATGACTTTGTGCATGTATGGGGTCTGAATCGTTGGATGGATTTGTATGAAAAAATGGTCAATGAGATTGTGGCGTTCTCAGGCGGTGCTGTACTTGCTACCAACGAAGAAATGGTCGCGCACATGCGCATTGCTGGCTGGACTGCTCCACTTTACAACATTAGTGGCCTGGCATTCGGCAAATCAGAAGTACTGGAGCGGATCGGTGGACTGGAAAACATCCAGCCGTTTGATAGCCGTCCGCGGAGGGTGGGTTTCGCAGCTAGGTTCGATCAAGAAAAGCAACCTGGCTTCTTTATGGACCTCATTGAAATGTATGGTGAACTTACCACTGAACCATGTGAGTTTGCAATTTACAGTGGCGGACCTTTGCGATCCAACAATCCAGCGTATATTGAACGTGCCCGCCGTATGGAGGCAGAAGGCAAACTTCGCATCTACGAAAACCTCACAAAGAATCAGTACTACGAGCTTTTGAACAATACTCGTGTGCTGTTTAACTGTGCGTTACAGGACTGGGTTTCAAATACTGTAAGTGAAGCAGACACACTGGGGTGCAACGTGGTGTATCCTGCATATCGTAGTTTTCCAGAAACTTTTGCCAACGATCCCAACAGACTGTATGTGCCTTGGAGCATAGATGACGCTTATCACAAGATGCAGAACAACCTGCGAGAACCTCATCACAACATGGGTTTGATATCAGACTGGAACAACGGCACTATTGGGCGCATCATTGATATCATGTCTGGATCAGGTGAGGCATGGAATCGTTCGGGCAATCGCTATCGTGACCATGTTGCTCACGAAAAATATCAAGTTGTAAAGATTGAATCATGAACGTTGTAGTAACAGGTGCTGCTGGCTATATTGGCGGCCAAATTACCCTACAACTACGAGACGCTGGACACTCAGTAACCGGCGTTGATCGTAGGCCGTTGCCCCAGCATCTGCAAGGCACAATGAATTTTTTGCAGGCCGACTTTGACAGCGACGAAGTGTATCGCCGACTACTAGAGGTTCGTCCTGAAGCCATTGTGCATTGTGCAGGTACTAGCCTGGTTGGACCCAGTATCAAACATCCGTCAGATTACTATCACAACAATGTGGTCAAGACTCTAAACTTGCTGAATATTGTGTTGAATGCTATGCCGCGCACACGAATCATATTCAGCAGTAGTGCAGCAGTATACGGCGAACCCATCATGACTCCCTGCCATGAAGTTGATCCTTTGCAACCCATCAGTCCTTACGGACAAAGCAAAATGATGGTGGAGCAGATTTTGGAAAGCTATCATCAAGCCTATGGTCTAGACTATGTGGCCTTTCGCTATTTTAATGCCTGCGGTGCTGATTCAAAGGGACGACACGGACAAGAATCTGGTGCTACTCATATCATTGCTAGAGTGTTGGAAAGCATTAGAGATACCAAGGATTTTGTGCTCAACGGCATTGACTATCCTACCCCTGATGGAACCTGTGTTCGCGACTATGTGCATGTGGAAGACATTGCTAGAGCACATGTCATGGCCCTAGATCCCAAAGTCACATCTGGAGTATACAATCTTGGATCCAACACAGGAACCAGCAACAGAGAAATCATTGATGCAGCGCAACAGGTCACTGGCAATGCTGCGATAATTCAACTTGGTCAACCACGACGTGGCGATCCACCTATGCTGACGGCCAGTGCTGCCAAGTTTGGAATGGTTGCAGGTACATGGAGACAGCATAATCTAGAAGATATGATTCGTCATGCGTGGGCTTGGTACAATGTTTGACAAGATTCTAAAATTTGAACAAGAACTGGCTGAGTTCACTGGTGCGCCTTATGCCATTATGACCGACTGTTGCACACATGCTATCGAACTGTGCTTGCGACATGAACGAGTGCGTGAAGTTGTGATGACTCCATACACTTACCTCAGCATCCCTATGACCATGCACAAACTGGGCATCAAGTATTACTATCGAGAAGAAGAATGGACAGGAGAGTATAGGTTTCATGGCACCAAAATCTGGGACAGTGCTCGCAGACTAGAACACAACATGTATCGCGCTGGATCTATGCAGTGCTTGAGTTTTGGACACACCAAGCCCTTGCACATAGGCCGTGGTGGTGCTATCTTGTTGGATGATGCAAACGCATACAACATTATGATTCGTCAACGCTATGACGGTCGAGATCTTGCCGTATCGCCGTGGCAAGACCAACAAACATTTCATGTGGGCTATCACTATAAACCCACAATTGAAGAAGCACAGCAAGGGCTTGCCTTGCTGGAAGGCATCAAAAAAACCAATCCGGTTCCTGTACATGTTGCTTATCCAGACCTACGCGAAATTTCAATAACACAATGACAAAACAAAACATTGTTGTGTCAATTGGCAAGGCACTACAGGTACTAGAGCATTTTCCTGGAGAAGTTTTTGATCCAGATAAATTTGCAATATTTGATATAAGTTTGTCCGAGTTTCAGTTGCACTCAGTTGAACTTCGAAACTACAAAAAAATGATCTGTGCGATATCATTTTGTGGCGACAGATATCCAGATTTAGACCTGGCAAAATTTGATGTTGTTTTGGTACTTGATGAAGAAGTAATTGACCACGACAATTATCTACAAAAACTCAGAAAAAAGTTCAACAATCACAACATTGTAATTGTGTGCAGCGGATATCACAAAGACTATCCCCCAGACACCGACTCAGTGTATGTGTATCCTTACTTTTTGCAAAGCATATTGAAACACAATGTTCCAAGAACGGTTGATAGTATTGAGTATCATCAGCGAACGTTTGATGTATTGCTAGGCGGTATAAAAAGACATCGGAAATTTATTTTTGATCGGTTGGGCCAACACTGTATGTTGGATGCATGCTATGTAAATTTGACCACCCACACTGGTTCCGCTGCTCTGGTAAAAACCATCTATCGCAGTCCAGAAATTGACTATCTCGAAGACAGTGCATCAGTTGATGTTATCGGTAGTCAAGGATTCAACAGTTATGTGCAACTGGAATCTGGTGCAAAAATTTCACAAATTGTCCCTTGGGGCATTTATCAAAATTCATTGTACAGTTTGATTGCAGAGACTAACTTTGAAAATTATTTTTTCTTTACTGAAAAAACAGCCAAGGCCTTGTATGGTCAGAGACCTTTTGTATTTTTTGGTGCCCAAGGCCAACTAGAGGATCTAAGAAATTTTGGCTTTGAAACTTTTGGTGATGTAATTGACGAAAGTTACGACTCAGTCTTGGATCCTACCGAAAGATTTACCAAGGCATTTGAACAAGTTAGATGGTTGTTTGATCAAAATCATCAACTCCTACATCAGAAACTGCAACCAATTGTAGAGCACAACTGTGCACACATACAAAATCGGCAACATTTTTTAGTGCCTTTACAGCAATGGTTATATAAACACTGTTGACTTCTAGGTCTAAATACATTACAATAGCACAAAGTCATCCACGACTATTAACTCGGAGAAACAAATTGACAGAAAAATTTAAACCAGATCCCATAATGAACACGCCCGACAGTCGGAAGTTTGTCAAAAACGAATTTCCCCCTTTGGACAAAGAAGTGTATGTAAAAGCCGGAGACGACATGAGCGACAAGGGCTATGAAGAAGAAAAGTATCTTGGAAACTATCTTCGTGCAAAAATGAAGCGTGACGGCAAAAGATTTTGGGCAGGCGACAACATTAGTGAATATGTCAACGACCATAACAAAGAGCAACTGATCGACGAAGCTACAGAAGCATTTGAATTAGTGCTTGATCGTTTGTTGATCGATCGAGAAACAGATCCCAACTCGCATGGTACAGCACGTAGACTGGCCAAGATGTACTTTAATGAAATCATGGAAGGTAGATATGAACCAGGACCTGACGCAACAGCATTTCCCAACGATTCACAAGACCGCTACGAAGGAATGCT